TTCATTTTTTTTACTCCTTGCTCCATTTTAGTTATATATATAAAATGGAGGGTGCGTAGCGGAGCAACTACATTAGGGAAGGTCATGACTCCTTCCTTCGCCCTCCATTTATAAGTGGAAATAATAGGATAGTTCTTCTAATTTTTTGGTAAATTTTTTTATTTTCTATTTATATTACATCTTACTTTTCAGAAAATTTCAAATTTTACTTCTTATTTCTTACTCGGCCCGAGCCCTCTAAAAAAGAGGAAACCGCCCAGTTCGGCTGAAAACTGGGCGGTAGAGTAAGGAAATAGGAGGTTTCCAACGATGAAAAGGAATGGCTACAAATTCTTTCCCTTTCCATATAATAAGTGGAGTTTTACCACCTTTATTCTAAAATTTTGAACTCTAAAATTTAGGGTATTACTTTTTGATTTGGATGAAACTATCAAACCCTTTATTTTTTAGTTCTTGGACTCTCTTTTCCGCATTAGCTTTTACAGAAAAACTACCAGTAACTACTTGATACATTACCTTGCCCGCGGGCTTAGGAGCAGTCGGGGCCTTATAAGCAATACCAAAGTAGGAACAGATGCCTTCTGCGATTTTTTCTCCAATTTCAGTAGTATTCTCAATAATCCACTTAGCAACAGAACTTACATCATGGAACTCACACTCAATATAAGCAGTAGGAGCAGCAGGAACCCTTATTTCATAGAGAGAGGGGTCGGGCCTAATACTTTCACTGGTTCCGGGCGTAAATGGGGCTAATACATTGAAAATAGCCTTACAAGCTTTATAACCCTTTCCATCCGCATTATAGCAGAACATACGAGTTCCACTTACAGAGCCGTTGAAGGCGTTTGTATGGATACAAACGTGTAAGTCCGCCCCAAAGCTATTTGACGCCTGACATTTTTCGGACATACTTTCGTCATGCATTAGCTTTACAGAGATGCCACTTCTCTCTAATGCAGACTTACAAGCTTTGGCAATCTTACCACATTGAACACCTTCAGTAGTATTACCATAGGCATAACGATTGTCGTATTGATTACTTGGAGATAGAAATACCTTAGCCATTACTATTACCCTCCTTTTTCTCATGCTGAACGCCAAAGTAGAAACCAATAACAATAGTAAAAATGGTTAGGAACTGGTCGGGCATAATTTGTCCTATAATAGATAGATAGGCAAACACACCACATAGAATTAGAGTAACAATACTCTTTACATTTACCAGCTTTGCTAATTTCTCTTTCATAATAAATCCTCCTTTTGCTCTAATGGCCCGCTACCATAGATTTTAGTGATAGCGGGCCACATACTTTATTTACGCTCTAATAAGGTAATGCGGGTTTCATGGTTTTGGACTACATCATCCAATTCTTTTACGTTTTTCTTTTCCTCTGTTATAGTTTTGTTTAGCTCTAAAATACTATCTTCCAGCTTTTGCATAGCTTTCGTATTCATACTTACAATTCTTCCAATTGATATTACAAATCCAGTGAGGGCAACTATTCCTAAAAAGATTTCCCAAGTCATAGCCACACCTCCTTATGCCGTTCTCTTCCACATAGCTACAGCCAAGTAAGGAGGCATATTCTTATCCGTCCCACTTACACCAGTAGAACCAGTCGCCGTATTACGGCTGATATCAAAGTCCGACGTTGCGAAAGGATAATATCTTCCGCTTCCGCTCTGCGACCCCATGTCACCTATGCTGAACGCCTTCTTGCTGTTGGTGATAAATCCGGAGTATCCTGCTTCATTGGCCGGATTATGCGTGTGGGCTACGACTACTGCGTCCTTACTACCGCCAGTGCTTCCCATTGGATAGCTACTACTCATACCAAGCAAAAACCTTCCCTGAATCTGCTCCCAAGTTCCTCCAAAGAGCGTCCCAGGATTTGTAGAATTTACACTTATATAAATAGAACCCACAGGATAAATCAAATCAAAAATATTCTTATTATTTACTTTTAGAGTTCCATTTACATTGAAGTCATCCTTACTCCAATCAAAGATAGGTGTAGTTCTGCGGGCTTGCTCATCAGTAGAGATTGTAGCTAATTTGTCTACTGCCCGGGCCTGGAACACATAAGTAGTTTTATAGTCTAATCCGCTAATGGTTGCGGTAGCATTATATGTATTACCACTCTTTGTAGCAGTAACACCAATCCAGCTACCATAAGAGCCTCCTTGGGCTTTATAGCGATATTGGACGGTTAGAGTATTGGCTACTTTTCCAAAAGACCCATTGAAATAATTACCACTAATCTTTAGAGTAGCAACGCCCGCGGTGGTAGGAGCCCCGGCTTCCATAGAACAGGTTAGTTTTATGTATTCTATGAGGGTTTTATTGACTGTTTGGGTAGTAGTATAGCCTCTGCTATCCGTAGCACTAAAAGTAAAGGAACCACTTTCTACTGCGTTGATAGTCCCGCTGGCACTTGTAATGGACTTGGCCCCGCAAGTTATCTTTTGAGATTTTAGAGTAGCACTATTTCTCGCTTTGGCCCCAGTAGCAACAGAAGCATTGGAATAGTATTTTATGAATTTTGAACTATCACCAGTTAGGGCGGTGGTGGTAGTATTACTATCGCTTACAGTTGGTGATAGAGTTGGCTTTGAAGCACTCTCATTTACTGTGGCGGTAAAGGAAGTAGATTTACTACCGATTAGGGTTGAGCCATTATAAGTCTGACAAGTAATGGTTCCTGTTCCACTTTTACTATTTGGTATCTGGCCATAGAAAGTAGTAGGAATAGTCCAGCTAATATTTGTGCTGGACGTTTTCGTTGCGATTGTTCCACTCAAACTACCAAAAGAATAGGTAAGTGTATGAGTAAAAGAGGTCGAGGCTCTGTTGATTGTAATTGTTGCACTACTGCCGATATTGGCGGTAGAACAAGAAACGGAGCTGGCCCGCGGTATAGTAGGGAGTGTAAAACTTTTGGCTGCCCCATAGTAATTGCCATTACTATAAATCCAACCACTAACCGCTGAAATAGTAAAACTCTTGCTACCATCAGAGTTGTGAGGAATAGTTAGAGTTCCAGAATCAAAAGTTCTGTCTTTATAGTCTGTAATATCAGAATAAGTGCCGCCGCTGTATACTTCAGTTCCGTTGATGGTAACTGCGTCCATTTTGACCGCATTAGTATAGTATTGTTCCTCTGGGTGTAAACCACAACTCCAAGCAATAGTCGTCCTATTATTAGCAATATCCTGGCTACCTCTGATTTCCCACTTTACCCAGAAGTATGAGCCATAACTTACATTAGTTTTTACAATTCCACTTGTTGCCATTTATCATACCTCCTTATGAGCCAATCCAGAAGCAACCTGTTCTATCGCTTCCATAATCCTCAAAACGGCTATTTTTGCCAACTATTAGGTATTGTTTGATGGTCGCATTTATTTGTGTGACTCCTGTATTATCAGCAGTTAGCACTTCTTCATTATTTTTGTAAATACTCATACCATCTTCATCGATATTAGTGCTAATTTCACTATCAGATTTACTGATGGTTAGGCCCGCTTCATTGAAGGTGAAGCCAGTAGACGTGGTTACTTTATCTACTCCTTTTGAGAGTTCAGTTGAAATAGCAAGATGAACTTGGTCGGCAGTCATGCTACTCTCAACTTTTTGAGTGAGAGTATCAAATTGCTCATCGTTTATCTTATTTTGGTCTGTAAACGCATTCTGTAAGTCAGTAAGAGCACTATTCAAACCAGATTGATTTTCTGTGATTTGAGATACAGAAGCAGTAATACTATCTTTTGCGACTTTCAATTCCGCAACATCAGTAATAAGGGTTTTCTGTTCACCTTGGATGGCGTTTATCTCTTTCCAAGTAGCATCACATACGGCGGTTGTATATTCAGTTGAGGTAGGATTATTATACACAATCTTACTGCGGGTCCAGATATATTTACCTTCTTCCCAAGTAGGTTGTGTTTCACTCCAAGAACCACCCGCCAATTCCGTTTCACTTGTGCTAATGTAGTATTCAGTAGTGATGCTTACAACGCCCCGGCCGGGTGCTCCATCTGTCCCAGGCTCACCATCAGAGCCCTTCGCCCCAGCAATACAAGTAGCATTTCTTATAGCAAAAGTTCCATCAGTATAAGTTATCTTCTGACGGCTCCACATATATTTGTTTTCTTCCCAGGGCGGGGCCTCTGTGCTCCAAGTGCCACCAGTAGGAGTAGAAGTGCTGGTAGATAGGTAATATTCCACATCAACTTGTTTTACTGTCTTTTTGATGGTCTCTGTTTGGGTTCTTACTTCGGAAGCCAGCAAGGTTATTTCTTTGTTTTGCTTATCTACTTTCGCATAGGTTTGCTTTATTGCCTCACCTAGGTTAGTGGGATTTGATGCGGTTTCCCCACTATCCTTATACTTCCAAGAACTCGTTTGGTTTAGACCGCCATTATAGACCAAAGTATCATTCAAAAGATAGGTAATAGCAGAACTATTGTCTTTACCAAGGATTTGAATTTTATCGCCAATCTCTAAGTAGAAATTACCTCTCCACTTACATTCAAATTGAGAGATTGATAAACCGCCAACTGCCACAACCGCGTTATGGACTAAATCTGTTATGTCTTCTCTCAATTCCCAGAAAGCATTATCTCTTACGAATTGCGTGGCGTCGCCAGTAGTTCCGCTTTCACTTACATCATCGCCTAACTCATTAGTAGAGCAAATAGTTTTTAGGACTCTCGGTCCATTATTCTTATACTCAAAATAGATGTTCTTGTCGATAGAAAGGAGACTGGGCCCGGCCTTATCCAGTTTTTTGAAAACCATGGCATTAGTGTTATCCATAAAGTAAATGGTTTGAGTGGCCTCGGCCACCATATTCAAAGCTTCTCGTAGGGTTTCGGCCCCATCAAAGTTAGCTCCATTAGGATAGGATAAAGTAAAGGTATTTATACCTTTTACAGATACTCCTAACTTGGCCCCGCACGCCTCGCAGAACTCTTTGATGGTATAGGGCTTTGTAAGAGTGAGGTCTTTGACTTGATGGCCCGCGGCCTTATAAAGAGTATCATGGGCGGAAATAGTAAGACTATTAGTCTTTTCATCTCTCTTTATACTATCTACTTCACAACTCAAAATTTTTGTATAAGTAGTATCAGCAGTAAGATAAACATCAAAAGTATTACCTTTTACGATATTGAGTTCTCTATCTTTATCGAGTAGTTCCAGTTCTAACTTCTGGCCTACTCCAAACCCAAAGAACTTGCCTTCCTCGCCCGCTCTCTCAATTTGGAATTTCTTTATCTTATCACTACCAGTAAAAGTAGCTTTCTTGGTAGTGCCATCAAATAAATCAATTTTGGCCTTTATCTCTCTTGAAGGAGAGACAAGAGCATCAAGAGCAGTTTGAGTTGTTTCTATCATATTCTTGTCCCTCCTTTTTTACATTTCGATAAAGTTTAGTTGTAATGGCTTATATAGAACTTTCCCATTTTGAATGGTGTAGAACTCTGGTTCTGGTGTTCCTATATAGCATCTTACATTAGATTTTATGGTTTTTGTGCGTGGGTTCCTATAAGAGATATAAACTACAAAAGGCTGGACCGCAGTAAGAAAACTTGCCATCTCATCCTCATTCATAGGTCTCGTGGTGACATAGATTTTATCTTTACGATTTACTACATCAACCACATTATCTCCCGCGGCGTTACGCCCGCTGTCCTCGCTAAGGAGGACTTCAAACCCGCACTTCAAACCGCTAACCAGATTACTAAAATCTGTATTGCCTATTTTGAAATAAGTCATTCAAAGTCCTCCTTTACGCAAAGACTAATGGCAAAGTGCCAGTTTGTTTGGTGATTTCATTTATGTTCTCGATAGTGGTTTCGCCCAAGGTCCGGCCATTTACTTGGAGAATTAGCTTTGTAGGAATGCTTCGGCCTTGTCTCTGGTTGATTTTATCAGCCAGTAAATCCATCCATTGAGTATTGGACTCCAAAGGAAGAACCATCTCTCGGCCAGCTTCACCAATCTCGGCTAATGTCGCACCATTAGTAATACCACCTTTCGCCAGTCTGGGGATTTGAGGAACGCTAATAGTATATATCCAATTAAAGGGCTTCAATCCAAAGATACTAACATTCCTTATTTTATTGAGGGCCCAGTTGATACCATTGAAGGGAATAGCTATTACTCTATTGATACCACTAATAATGGCATTTACAATAGCTTTGAAAGCATTTACGATGCCGTCTTTGATACCATCAAAGATTTTGCCACCAGTAGAGAAAACATCTTTTACCTTCTTCCAAGCCTTTGAGAAGATATCCCCAAAGAATTGAGCAACAGTAGAGAATACATTCTTGATACCATCCCATGCGTTTTTGGCCCCGCTCTTCAATTTATCCCACATTCCAGAGAAGAAATTGGTTACTGGGGAAATAACGCTATTATAGAACCAGCTTCCAACAACAGAGAAGACATTCTTGATACCTTCCCAAGCATTAGATGCTTTTTCTTTGATACTGTTCCATATATTTACGAAAAAGTCCTTTATATCAGTCCAGGCTTGAACGAACCAATCAGCAACCGATTGAGCAATATCTTTGATGCTTTGCCATAGTTCAGAAAAGAAATTGCCTACTGGCTCAGTTACATTAGTATAGAACCAGTTGCCTATATTAGCAAAGAAACCGACTATTGCATCTACTGCGGATTTTGCTCCTTCTTTGATATCATTCCATACCCTGGAAAAGAAATCTCCAATAGCACCAATAGTATTAGAGAACCATGTTGAAATGCTTTCCCAAATGCCATCGAGCCATTCGCCCCATGCCGAGAATGTTCCAGAAGCATTACCAATGCCGACACCAATGCCCGCGAGGGTCCCGCCAATCAGAACCATAGGAATATTTAGAGATAGAGCACCAATAACGAGTAGAATTGCTCCGCCTAAGATAGCAAGGGCAGTCACCCATCCAGCGATTTTACCGCCAATCTGGTCCATCTTCTTTTCGAAATTCTCAATATCAGCCAAAGCATCTTCGGGAAGTAGAGTTCCTATTGAGCCCTCGCTTCCTCCTACATCTATACCATAGCCAGCATCTCCGGCCCCAGAACCAGAACCACTTCCACTATCTTGGCCTTGGAGGATGTTCATCTCATCAAAGCCCATAGTCTGCCTTTTGAGTTTCTTTACTGCGTCAGTGGCCTTATTGACTGCCCCAGTATAGGAAGAAACAGAAGTCGTAGCTTTGTTCATGGTTTCGGAAGACTTGTCTTTCTTGATGCCAAATAGAACCCTTAGTAAGGCACTAATCTTGGCTACTGCCACAGTAACCCATACTACTACCTTTTGGATTACTGGTAAGAAAGCTTCACCTAATACATTTTTGAAGCCCTGCCACGCCTGTTTCATGGTAGTAATAGCATCTTGGTATTTAGCACTCGCAGCAACTAAACTCCCACTCATTTGAGAGCCAAGAGCATTTTGGGTTCTGACTACATCTTTCAAAAAGTTGCCGTTATTATTTAGTAGGGGATTGAGTTTTGAAGTGCTTTCACCAAATAACTTATATGCGAGGGCTGTTCTCTCTGTGGCGTTATCCATGCTTTGTAGGCTGACTACTACATCTTCGAATATATCACCAGTAGAGCGTAGGTTGCCCTGAGCGTCTTTTAGATTTACGCCTAATCTTTGGAAAGCCTTTTGACTTTCCTCGGTTCCATTGACAGCTTGGGAAATTTGGCCACTCATTTGGTTATAGCCTTCTCTCAATTCTTCAATAGAAGAACCGCTCAATTCCATAGCGTAAGCCCATTTTTGGTATTGCTCTGCGGACATATTCATTCTTTGAGACCCTTTGTCTATACTATCACCTAATTTAGTAACAGAATTTACTACTTTGGTGATAACCGCCGTGAAGGCTATGAGAGCTGCGACCCATCCCGCTATTACTCCAATACTTTCTTTTATAGCAGTTCCAAGATGTCTAACCCATTCACCGAATCTACTATTCTTTATTCTTTGAAATGCGATAGCCAAAGCCTGGAATTGAGCAGTTTCTTTTAGCCCATTTCCAAGAACTGATAAAGCCTTTTTCGCCACTTGAAGAGGGCGAGTGACCTTATCTCTCATATCGTCTTTGAAGTCAACAAATGCGATTTGTGCTTCTGACATTCTCCCTTTGACCGCATCCATCTTGGTATTGTAGGCATCCCACTGCTCCATAGCTTCATTTAATTCGGGCGACCAGGCCGCCTTATGCCGAGCAGTTTTGTCATCAAAACCTTGACCCTTATACTTCTCATACATCTTGGAGAAAGTTTGTTCATAGTTTCTCTTAAATCCATTATAAGTTCCAGATTTGAAAACTTCTTTTAGTTCCTTTGAAAGCCCCTTTACTTCTTTTCTGATAAGTCCTATTGTAGGCAGAGCCACACCAAGGGCAGAAGAAATAGATTGCTTTATAATGCCGGCGGCGTCCCTTACCTCTTGGGAGACGCCACTTACGCCCTGTTTTGTTGAGTTAGCAGTTGATTTGAGTTCTTTCTTTACTTCGGTTATACCTTTGTTGAAGTCGCTCTTATCAACTACTACTCTTACTTTTAGTTGTTCATCCACTCACATTACCTCCTTCTTTCATTTTATTCCTAAGGTTATGTGCTGTGGCAAAAGCGAGGAAATTAGCCACACTTCGTTCATCTTGCTCTTTTTGTTTTAGTTCTTCTACTTCTTCACTACTAAAAATAGTAGGATATGCTTCATATATTTCTGGGTAAGTAGCATCAGAAGACAAACATCTACCAACACTTATACCAATTAGATTACCTAAAATCCAGTCAAACGAGGCTTTATCTTTTAGTTTTCGTTTATAAGTTCTCTCATAGCTTTTTGCTCTGCGGGCTACCTCTCCAATACTCATATTCCAATAAGTATCCTCGTCTATCCCTATATCAAGAGCCGTTTCCAAAGTTTGTTCGGCTAATTCAGTTAGAGTTTGAGGAGGAGTTAGTTCTCCTCCTCCTTCTGTACGTTTGGGTTTTGGCCCTCTTCATCTTCTTTGATAAGACCACTTACTTTGAAAATTTCAAGCATTACTTCAAGAAAATCAGTAATGGCGTGGCCTTCATTTAGATAGTCATCAAAGATATCATAACAATCATCAAACTTGATGCCATGATTGAACTTCAATAGGCTGGCCCAGATGATAGCTACCATGTCATAGACCTTGGGCAGACTTTCTTCACTCTGGACCTTTACCAGAATATCAAGAGGATTACAACCAATTTTCTTTTCTAACTCAACCATAGCACGAGTAGTAAGAACGAGTTTATAGGTGTTGCCACCCGCTTCAAAATTCATATAATTCATAATTTTTCTCTCCTTTATTTTTTAGTAGGGGAAAGGGAAAAGGAGAAGCCCTTTCCCCTACCCCCATATGGGTTTATTTACGCACCAAAGTCAATATCACTATTAAGAGAGATATTGAGCGTGTAGGTCATAGCAGCACCAACGCCGACACCTTCTAGGGAAACAGAAGGTTCACCAGAGAAAGTAGCAGTAGTAGTGTCGGGTAGTGTTACTTTGAAATTGATAGAGCCGGTTAGGCCATTTAGAGTAGTGAATTGCTCCTTGGCATAGTTGAACTTGAAGGCGAGGTCGCCGTAGTCCTTGATGCCGTTGATATACTTTTTGCTGGCATCAGCTAGCGTGGTTACATCAACCTTATCGATAGAACCGCCTAAAGAAGGGATTTCTAATAGGTCAGTTAGGTCGGTATAGGAAGTAGTTCCGCTAGAACTATAAGCAAGCTTGATACCTTTTGATAGAATAGCCATATATTATTCCTCCATTACTTATAAAGTTTCGAGGCTTATTGCCTCAAATACCATTACCTTTTGTATCATAGATGAGTTATTATCATATAACTCATTAGATGAAACTCTTTTCCAATTCAGCGAGCGTAGTTTTTCATCTACAAGGCCCGCGTATTTCTGGATTAGAGATATATCGTTTGCCCATACCTTTACTTGATATTGGATTATGCTTATATCAGTTATATCAGTTTGAGTTGAAACATAATTCGTAAGTTCCATATAACTAATACAAGGCGTAGCTAACCCACTGTGTAAAGTCATCTCATAATGAACGGGCAACCCTATTTCTTTTAGGGCATTTAGTAAAGTAGGGTGATAATCAATCATCAATAATGCCCTCCATTATTTTTTGTTTGATTTTCTCTCTATTTTCCGCAAAGGCCGGGCGTAGGAAAGGATGAGGTTTCATACCACTTGTAGTATGCCATTTGCCCTTATCATCTTGATAGGACCAAGGCTTCTTTCTGCCGTCACCATCTTCTGCGAATAGGCCGGTCCCAAACTCAATGTATGGAGCATATTCAGCATCAGAAAAGACAGTTCCTACTATCTGCCCGTCTTCTTTCTTTACTGTAGATTGGATACTACGGCGTAGTGCTCCTGTATCTTTTGGGGCTTTCATCTTTGCCTCTCTTTCAACAATAGCACAAGCTTGGCCTACACTTTTCTTCAAAGCTTCATCACTTATCTTTTTGTCTAATTCATTCAACACAACATCTAAATTAGTAAATTCAAATTCCATCTTATGCCATCCTTGTCATAAATACTTGGGTATAACGCCCCATCTCGTTGATGTAGAGAACTTTGAGTTTAGTCTTGTTGTATTGAATTATATAAGTGTCGGAGACTTTGTCGTGAGTTAGGCCAATATATTCAGCCTTGGAATAGAGAATATTGTCTTGATTAGTTTGATTAGTGATGTTTATTGCCATTCTTACTTGGCCCGCGGGCTTTGTAGAAACGATATCCTGGCCATAATCATTAGTAGTAAGAACATAGTAGTCATAAGATTTGATTTGACTATTTATCACTTATCCCACCACCTTTATACGGCGTTTCCTATTTAGAATACGAAGAATATCAGCAGGAATATCATCCTCATAACTCTCACTTACACCAGAGTAAGATTGAGATGCCAGGCCCTCGGTATTTAGGCGATTTAGCTTTATAATTGCCAGGCGTTCAGCACACATCTCTAATTCATAATCAAGTTCTCTATTACAGTAAGCTTGGACTTCTGCTAATGCCATTTTTAGGCAAACCCCAATCTGGGCATCAGAGTAATTATCCGCCGCAGAACCTAATAGAATTTTGATTTCTTCTACCATTTATTTTACCTCCTTTATTTAGGGGAGGGAGGCGGAGGCTCACCCCTACCTCCCTATATATAGCTTGATTAGTTAGCAGCTTCGGTAATCTTGCACGCTTTCGTCGCGTCTGTTAGAGCACAAACATAGCAATCACGAAGATATACAGAATTCTTACGCTTGTCGGCGTCTCTATCCTGCTCTACTTCAACATCCTTCTTTAGGAATAGGGTGACTGCCTCATTAGTCATTACATAAGCCTTATCAGTTAGGGCCTTGGTAGCAACAACAGGAATACCGCAGATAGTGCCAACCTGGCCATTGTAGATTACTTCGCCCATTTGAGCAGACTTGTAATCGGCGTCCTTACGTAGAGCGGCTTTCCAAGCATTAGGAATAACAACAAAAATCTTGCTCTCATCTTCAAGATTTAGCTCGGAAATAGCATCAACAATAACATCATAAGATAGAGCCTTACCCTTGGCAAAGGTAATACCCTTTACTAGTTCAGAGGCACCATTTTTGGTAGCCAAAGCAGCATAGAACTTAGAAGTCATGTCGTTAGCCATTACAGACGTAGCACCCTTGATGCCAAAATCAACGATTACGGGGTCCTTCATGAAGTCCTCGTCTAGATAGTCAAAGGCTTGCTGAACCATCTTTACGGTATAGTCCTTACCTACATAGGAAATAGAACCACGAGTGCTATTACCAGAACCAGCAGCAACTTCCTCGGCGGCACCAGTATAGGTATAAGTATTGATAGTCTTTACCATGCCAGCTTCTTGCGTTAGACTAGTATCAATAGTCATCATAGAACGGGCATTGATTTGAGTAGTTAGAATATCCTTGGCCTTGGCCTCGATAACCTTGTTGGGGTAAACATTATTAGCCATTATAAATTCCTCCAATTATTAGCCATAAAATTTCGCAAACACTTCTGGTTGCGTTTCGGCAAGTTTAGTAAGTTCCGCCATAGACATCTTCTTCACAGTTTCTTCTGTGATTTCTGCGGGATTGCCATTTCTATTTCCGTTGGGAGCATTGCCCGCTAATCTCTTTTCAACTTCTGTCTTTACGGCGGCTTTGAATAGTTTGTCTAATTTATCAATAGCAGATTGAGAAGCCTCAATATCATCTGTAATATTGATAATGTCAGCAAATTCAGCAGATAAACCACGACTAGAAAGAACAGATTTTAGTTCGCTTCTATTCTTTTCAATCTGGAACTGGGCCAATTGAGATTGTAGTTCTTCAATCTTCATTTGGGCCTCTGCTTGTTTTCTCTGTTGTTCATCAAGAGAAGAAAGAGAAAGTTTCTTCTCATATTCTTTCTTTTGCTTTGCGAGAGCCTGATTCACTCGCTTATCGGCCTCGCTTTGAATTAGTTTTAGAACTTCTTCTTGGGTATAGGTTTTTGTCTCTTGCTCCTGGTTTTCGCTAGCACTTCCAGTTTCAAGATTCTGATTATTCATATTTTCTTCCATAGTAATTTCTCCTTTTTATGATTCTTGACTTACGCCAAGCCCCATTTATTTGAAAAACTGGTTGAAGAACTGCAACCATATGATTTTGTTGTGAATTGTAGAGGAAATCTGGTTA